GCCGAACCAATTAGTTTTTCGCCGATTAGTAAGTCACCAGTTTTGTTTGTTGGACCACTAATAGATGAAAGAGTTGCTTTTGGTAGAGATGGTGCATTTATAGTAGAGGATTCAAATACTCCATAGACTTTTGTGACATCTGGTTCAAGAAGACAAATATCAATATCTTGAACTCTGGAGCCGTATGGATAGTTTCCATAAATTAAGCCGTCGTTTAATGTGGTATTTCCAATACCAGAAGCACTGTATTTTGACTTATCAATTATAATTGTTTTGATTCTATTTTTATACTTAACTTTTTCTTTTACATTGATTTTTCTTAGAGTTGCAATAAGTTTTGCTTTGGAATTGCTGCCAAGGCCGCTTATTGTAACGGATGACGAACCACTTCCATATGTAAACTTATCAGATGTTAATATTTCGGTTGTTCCATCTTCACGAATGAGAACATATCTTTCTTCATCAAATGGTAAGAATGTTTCATTGGTATCCGAAAGAATGGGACCAACTGCATTTGATGAAATATTAACATCAAACTGCTTTCTTATAATAATATTGGAGCCCAATAGATTAACGTTGTTTACTTTTTCTTTTGGTAATTCTGTATAAAGTGTATTATCTTGTGATTTTGTTAGTTGCGAAGAAAGTAAAGTAAAATCTGATGGATTAATCGCAGATGAAGGCAGCCCACCTTCACAAAGACCTGTAACGGTTGTTACACCAGTAATTGTTAATGTTTTAGAGCCAATGGATGTAACTCTAGCATAATTGGTTGTAGAAATTCCAGGAATAGTGAAAGCGACAAGATTTCCAACATTAACGCTACCAACAAAGGTATTCGCGGTTCTAGTTACGGTTGACAGGCCGGTTAATGGGTCAAATGCAGTGATATTTACTTGATTAATTGGAGTTGTTGGATACTGCTTAACGTCTGCAGTAAAAGTATAGGCAGTACCAACTACTCCATATACTGCCTTTACATCATTTAGAGAGTATGCCGTGACAGCAGTTGATACTCTTGTGTTTTCAATGCCATTAAAAATCAGTTTTTCTCCAGTTGCAAATGTCCCACGAATATCATATGCTGTAACAATTCCACTATTTCTTGAATCATAACGTAGAAAGCCAGTTGCTCCACTAGATTTTCCGGCAATTTGACATGGTACATTATACTGAACGTCGTTATCTAAACTTTGATTCAATGTCAATTCGGTGTAGGATTGCACATCAAAAAGTGAAATATCCCATTCATTTGAATTGGGATTAGCTGTAGTATATGAACCAGATTCTAAAGCAAAGTCATAAACTCTGGCCAATCCAATCTCTTTTCCTGGAGCAGCCAGTTGGGAGCCGCCAACTCTCGAATCTCTAAGGCTCAAAGTATAGTTTGTGCGAATTCCAATCGTGGGAGTTCCGTAAACGCGATTTAGGGTAAGGGTTGAGCCGGTATAATAAACAAGTTCTTGATTTTCAAGAAGTTTAGTTGTTCTTGGTTTTTTAAAATCAATAAATCTGGGGCTTACAGTTTTTGTCTCGTAACCCTGAACGTAAGCCTTGAGTGGTGAAACTTGATAAATCCCTAAACTTTCACTAGGGGTATTTCCATCATAAGTTACCTCTGATGTACCATAAACCCCATTATTACCAAGAAGATCATTTAGAGAATCACTAATTGATACAACCGGGGAATTAACGTAATAGTTTCCAGATTCATCAAATGTTCTTCTTGCAAATTCTTGCTCTAAAACATTATAGTTTACTACATCTTGATTTGATATTAAAACACCTTTCCTAATCTCTAAAAGTTGAACAAAATTGCTGGGCTTCTCTTCCTCTGTAGAATATTTGGTTAAGAATAACTGAATAGAAAATCTATCGGCTCCGGGTGCAGCATAATTGGGGAAGCCGCTGGCATTATCAACAAGTTCAATCTTATCGTCGGAAGTAATAATAGTTTCAGAAACGAAAAAGCCTACTTTATACGATGAAGCATTTGAGTATTGCTCTAGGAGTAAAGTTTGCTTGTAAACATTTACAAAGGTTCCTCTAATAAAATAAACGCCATCAGAAATGGTTACAGAAGATGCAATTGAATTGCAATTGCTTGCGACAGTTGCAACAATAGTCTCTCCTGCAGTAAAAACAACAATTTCTCCAGTAGAGAGAGTTTCATTTGAAGAAACCTCAAGAGTAAGTTCTTCTCCATCGGAAAAAAGTTCTTTTGTTCCGGTTAAAGTGTCCGAACTGATGTATTTAATATACAGAGATGCGTTACCTCTTTCCGAATCGTTCTGCGTTTGAGTCAGAATTACAGTTGCTCTAATGCCACTGCTTTTACCCCTAATTGTTTTACCTACTATTAATGGAATATAGGTAGATACACTAATTCCATTATATGAGTTCTGAAGCTCTACTACGTGAAGGTTGTCATCATAATCAATATTGCCAGGAATTACTACTGAACCTTCTTTGAAAATATGATTACCAAATTGTTCAACCTGATTTTGCAGAATTGATTGCAGGTTATTTAATTCTCTTCCTTGAACTGGATTAGATGGTTTAAATAATACCCGATAGTAATTATCAACGGCATTAAAATCGTCGTTATAAGGAGTGATATTGAGATTTGTTTCCTGCGGCATTGGAGGTTAGAACTGCAAAATTACCTTGATGTCTTCTTTTTGATTGGTGGACCTAGTGTAAGAAGGTCTATTATCAATATGAATAATGTCCCCGGAATACTTCTTTACTTCTGGATTTGATAATCCATTTATAAAATATTGTCCTAGATAACTATTATTTATCGGGTTATAATCTCCGTTAAAAGTGGAGTCAATTGGGATAGTATTACTACCACAAATTAGATTTAGTGAGCCACCAGTTAAAGGAGATGATGTAAAACGGTTTAGATTAAATCCATAAGTTGGGGAACTATTTTGAGTTCCATTAGTATTAAACCCAACAAGTGAGCGGTCCTGCCAATACTTTAGTACATTATTAGTGTAATCAAATGATGCTACTCTACCAACGGCTGTAACACCAGTTCCTATTGTTTGTGTAAATCTGGAATCTGCAGGAAAAGACGATGCGGTTAGATTAGACCCAGACACTTTAATGGCATAAAGAGAGCTGGCTCTATCTACGCTCAATTTAGTCGTAGAACCATAAGTTTGAGGATTCTTTACAATGCCAACTCTTGCCGTTTGGTTGCCGACGATAAAATCTGGATTTAAGGTATCATTCTCAAATCTAGAATAAAGAATAGCCTTTGTCGCACCGAGTTCTCTGTAAATGTCATAACCGTGTCCACCTTTTGGTGGAATTATTACATTGAAAACAGGTGTAGTGGAACCAGTAGGAACACTTCCTGCAACTAGATCAACAGTTCCATATGTATAACCAGAACCGCCTTTTGTTATGGTAATAGAATCAACTTTTGTATCATTATTTACAACAATTGTTGCTTCAGCGCCGCTTCCATCACCTTTAATTGGAACTTTAGTGTAGGTTGTATTGGGGGAACCTATTGAAACGCCCCTATTTGTGATGGTGATGATTTTTAATTGGCCACCATTTGTTGCATTATTGCGAATAGAAGTGTATTCTGAATTGGTTTCCCAATCAGAAGGAACTGGAATATAATTCGTTGAGTCAAACTTGATAATATCACTAGGCTTGATAGTATAGAGATATTTCCAAATATAACCATCCCCACTCTCACCGGCTTTTCTTGGTTCTAAATCTGTAAAAGTTGGCTCATTTAAAGAAGGACGACCATTTGAATTTTCGGGGTCTGTACCATTGAAAAGACAAATATAAACCTTATAATCTTCGTTTACAACAAAATAATTTGAAGAATAGAGACTAGTTGCACCTGAAGGTTTTGATGTATTACTTCTGGTGATGTCGTGCCGGTACATATCATAAGTTGTACCGGAAGTCCAAGTTGCTTTTTTAACAATTTGTTTGGCATTAGCGATTGTTACCTTTTTCAAGGCAATCATAGTGTCCCAGTAATCATTTTCTTGGTCAAAACTATCTTTAGGTGCCGGCGGTGAAGTATCCCAATCTGATTGATAGTCTGTGGCATTGGGTAAACCGATAAAAGTGTAGTATGTGTCCGTATCAGCCGTAACAGTCTCAACAAACTTTTTGGCTTGAAAAATTCTAAGTTGATCGGTAATTATAGCTGACATATTAAACTTTTTAGCTATTTAGGTGTAATTTTTATATCTGAGGGGGTTTATTCTTTTAACTATAGGAGATGTACTTATTCCAGTTATCCCATTATTGTAAACTGTAAATGCATTTGAAGATGCTCTTTGTGGAACTGTGATTCGTCCCCAACTATAAGTTCCGTAAATATTAGTAGAACCGATACCAGAAATGCCATTGTTTGCAACACTTACAGTAACCCTAGAAACAGTGGTCGTACCAATGCCAACCACAAACGTTTGTGAAATTGAAACGGCTGCAACTCTATAAACATTATCTATGAAACTGCTGCCAATTGAAACAACAGAACCAGACTCATCTAAAGATGTGATCCCATTTCCAAGGAAAGAATTATTCACAACAAAATAATAACCAGTTTGAATACCGCTAATTGTAATAGCAGAGCCCACAATACTACTCTTTCTCAGTGCAGATTCTTGTGGTATGTAGAGATTAAATACCAGGCCAGTCGTTGCAACTCCGACGGATGTTGTTGCTACACCAGTAATTATTCCAAAATCTCCTTCAATTGTACTCGCGGTTATACTTTCAAAAGCACTAGGAGGATTGCTAACCATTACTTGTGGTGGCATTGTTGCAGTATATCCTGCTCCCGGTGTTGTTATTGTTATCGCACTAATTGAACCGGATGTTACTGTTGCATTTGCATAAGCCCTAGAGGTAGTTGTTAAACCAATTGGCGTTGAGAAAGAAACAACCGGAGGATTAGTGTAACCTTTGCCGCCATCTAAAATTGTAACAGAATTAACTGTACCTGCGACTGAAACTGTTGCAGTAGATATGGCTGGACGAATTTCATCCTGTGTAATAATCTTAAATTTGTTTCGGTAATCCAATACGGCGTTCTCTCTCTGGTCGTCAAAAAATGTTCTAATATTTTCAACAAAAATTACAGTAGAAGCGATGCCAACAGTTTTAATAATATTGGTTGAAGGTTCAATAATTGGCTCATAAATTTCCCTATTTTTTGGAACTTCTTTTTGGTCAATGAACAAGTCCTCGGTTTGTCTGCACCATTTTACCGGGCGGGTATATGCTTCATCATTTGAAACTCCTGGACCACTGTATGAAATAGTATTAATAGAATCTGAAGAATTGACACTGGATACAACTCTTTCATTTTCTGAATACCCATAATCATCATTTAATTTAACAGTATCTCCCGGCTTTATGGTCTCTAAAACGTCAACATCTATAACATCAACTGAACCTGTACCCCGATAGAAAAGGACAACACAAGTGTATCCCTCTTTAGGAGCCTCGGTAAATTTAATAAAACTACCACCAGAGAATGTATATCCTTCCCCTGGAATTTGTAGAATTCCATTTACGAATATTAGAAGAGTGGATTTAATATCAATTGGTGAACCATAACGAGCCCTAATGCTTCTAAGTTCATTATCAATTTTAATTGGGAATGATTTTCTTGTTCCGTTAAATAGACTTTCAATTGAATCAATAATCTGAAGTTCACCAAAAGTCCATCCAGCAAACTTATTATTGTAAATTTCGTCAACGGAAAGTTTGAAAGTGCTATATGCAGGTGAGCTAATAGTGGGGATGCCAACTGTACCACCTAGACCTATAGTTAAAACGTCTCCTTTTTTATATCCAAATCCTCTATTTGTTACCTCAAGGTTAATAACACTTAAGCCTAACCCCACATTAATTTTAACTTTGCCACCGGTTCCAATACCAGAAGAGGGTGACAGATATTGAAGAGGTAGGTCTACATAAGGCAACGGGTCATCAAATTTAACAACAGGTGGATTGGTTGAAGTATAACCAGTACCTGGATTTGTTATTGCAACGGAAACAACTTGACCATTTAAGATTGATGCAATACCAATATATTGAACTGTTGATATACCAGTGGTAGAAACATAAAGTCCGACGCTTACCGTCTGAAGCCCCGATCTGTACCCCGAACCACTATTTCCAATGTTAATAGATGCAATAGTTCCAGCAGTAGAAACAACAGCCGTTCCCCCTGCTGCCACTGTTGGTTGAAGACCAAAACCCTGTGAATAGCCTACAGAAACAATAACTCCACCGATAGGTAGTCCAGAGCCATTTGCATCATAAGACTGTGTTGTAGGGGCACCCAGGAACCGAATAGAGGTGATTCCGGCAAACTGCTCCATTGTATAACTTCCATAAGTTCTATATGAACCGGAAAAATCGGAAGGTGATTGGAAGACTTCATTAATAAGTGTGGCCCCATTATTTGGTGAAAATCCGGTAATATTTTGATAATTAGATTTTAAAGTGAAAGAAGATGAAATTCCATTAAAGTCATTTGAGATATCATCAAAGACGAAGTTTGTTGAATACGCATCAACAGTGGAATTTTTTGCTCCACTTCTCATAAATGCTCTACCATTAAAATCTAAAGTAGATGTAATACCAACGAAGTCAACATCTTCACCTGAACCAGTTGTAGTGCCGATTGGAGATGGGCCTTTTGGTGGGTCAACAAAATGAATAGTGCTATCAACAATATTATAATCGCCTAGAACTTTATATACGATTGAATTTAATGGGTGAGTTGCGATTCCTGTGCCAGCCCATCCACGTTGAACCGACGCATCATTTGTTGCGGCAATGCCAACTGACACTACTTTTACAATTTCACTATCAATTTTTGCAAAATCTCCACTAGTGAAATTTGAAATGTTTGAGAAAGAAATAACGGTAGAGTCGATTCCAACGTAGGAAGAGGTTTTCGTGGAAGCGGCTGTTGATACAACTGGTGTTTGTATAATACCACCCAGTGAAATAAGTGCCCTAGTATTCTGGGATGTTGCAGTTAGAGTATGAGTTATTCCCACCCCAACACTGGTTAAAACGATGGGAACTGGTATATCGCCAAGCGCAGACTCTGCGGTTGTTGAAAGACCAATGGTTGATTCACTATATTTTATTGCATATACAGTTGAAGGAAGTTTATCCGTTAATCCAATGCCAACAATTGATGTAGTTTTAATGCCAATTGGCGAACCATCATATGAATATGTAAGTTTTTCGCCATTTGTGAAAAAGTGATTTTCTAGTTGAAGAACATTTGCTGATATATTTACAACAGTTGAACTACTACCAACAAAACTTCTATTGAAAATCTGGTTAGTATTATATTTTAAGTCAAATTGTCTAGTAACACCATCAAAACCTGGACTAATATTATCAATTGTTAGAACTCTATTTCCAATTGTTTCGGAATAATCTTGAAGTATCCTGTTATTAAAATAAACTTGATTTGAACTTAGAGATGAATCTATCAGATAATTGTTTTCGGTAACAAGGTCATAGTCTTCAATGCAATTTAAATCAACCTCCGAATCGCTGAAAATTATAATACTCGCCAATGACTCGGTTTCAGAGGAACCTATTCCGATTAGATTTTCAGATTCAACTATATGGTCACTAAATTTCTTGAAACCTGCAATATGATTTAGACTGCTTACCGCATTATTCCAAGTCTGATAATCAACTTTTGATTTCAATGAATATGCAAAAGAATTGTAGTAATTGTTATCTTGAATTCTTTGAAACTCATTATCAAGAAAACCCTTTTCAGTATTCCAACCTTTTTTAACTATGGATGAAGATTTAATATTGTAGCGAGATTTAAAATCATATATTGTAGAAATTTTACCTTGGGAACGAGAATCCGAACCAACAAGCAACAGTCCCGGCGTAAATTGTTCTTCTGTAGATATTGTTAAAAGTTCATTATCACTATTCCAAAACTGCACAATTCCCTCGAGACCCTCTGCATCTACAACTTCATCTTTTAGGAATAAATTCTTAGAAAGTTCCGTAGTAAATTGCGGGAAGAACTTTTCTGGCACCACCGAACCCGAAGAAACGGCAGAATTGTAAACGCCAGGATATTCGGTGTAACTTAATTTGTCGGCAAGATTATATGTTATGGAACCATTGGAGCCACCAATATTTGGGTTGATGTTGGTTATAGTAAATCTAGAATAGTCATAAGACGAAGAATTATAACCTTTGGCTAAAGGGTCGGTTAAAATTGATACATTTTCAACTAAAACTTTATCCCCAACAACAAATGGAAAATCTTCAATATTGCTATAATTTGTAGTGAGAACTAGAGTGACATTTTTAGTTGTTTCGTTAAAAGAAATTGAGTTGATGCCAATTGCATTTGAGTTATTTGTTGGTATAATAATAGGTTGAATGTTATTAATGCCTTTGCTATTTTTAACAATTTGAACTTGAGAATCTCCAAGTTGATATCTTAAATCAACATCTGGAACTTGCTTTAGCGTTAGACCATCTAATAAGACTAAAGTAGGAGCAAAAATATAATTTTTTCCGGTTGAATCAATAGAAATCGTTTTTAATGAAGTCTGGGGGACAACCTTAAGAACTACTGGAGTTTGAGTTAAAGGGGTAAGAGTTAAATCTGCGGGGTAATCAAATCCAATGTTATTAATATTAACTCGGTTTACTGCACCAATGGATTTACTATCCACATCAAAAATTGCATCTTTCCCCTGGTCAGTTATAACTGAATTAATTCCCGGTAGGAACTTATAGTTACTTCCACCCGATGTGACCCTTATGGTATTGATGGGGCCAGTTGCGGTTTTAGATGTTGTTGTGTATGTTACACTATTGGTATAGCCTCCAACTTCTGGAGTTGCATCAACAATATATGTAAATGAGGTTGAACCTACACCACTGATTGCATATGTTCCAGAGTAGCTGCTATCAACATAATTGAGAGTATTATATTTCGCAGTATTCTCTTTATCAATGACGACTTGTTTGTTTTTTGTTGAAGTTAACCTATAATATAACTGATTAGGTAGAGTTTCATCATAGTTTAAAATTACAGTTGCATTAATATCTACGCCAATGCGGCCAGATTTAATTACATTAAATGTAGACCCACTAAAAGTTGTTTCAAATTTATTGATAAATTGTCTATCGGTATAAAAATCAAAATCAAAAGCCGGAACCAATTGAAACCCTTCGGTTTCAGACAAACTTGAGTCTGAAAGGTCAAAAACCGCGGAATTATTTTTTACAACATTTATGGTAGGATTTACTTCTGAAATTGTTCCATACGAAGCATTAGAAATAGAAATAATATTTGGCTCATTTAGAGTTGCATCATAATATGAATTAGCTAGACTTATTATATCTGAATTTAATACCACAACGTAATAAATTGCGTTATTACTCAATCCGGTAGTTGGAACTAATGAAGTGTGAAGAACTTTTTGTCCAGTAAAATAATTATGATTAGGAATTTGGATTGTTCCATTTAATACACTAACATCGGCTCCGATAAAATCTCTTGGATTTACAAGTAATCTTTGTGTAGGTAGATTGTATATAATTTTAATAGTTTTTGTTGAACTTGGCGTGGCCGAAACTGTAACTAAATCTCCAACACTAAGTTCTGAATTAGTGGCAGGGAAAATTGACACTAAATTCTTATCTACTTGGCCAATAGTTGAATTATATGAAGTTAAAATGCTATGTTTTTTGCCCGTTCCATTAACATTAAAGTAAAGAATCTTTGCGGCACTTGTGGTGTTATAACCCACAAAGTTTCCGGTAGAACCCACCCCAACTTTTTCAGTGGATAGGCCAACAAAATTATTTGAATATCTAACGGCATAAACTGTAGTATTATCTCTTAATAGCGATGTGGTAATGCCATTGGTCGATACTGTAATTTCAGTACCGCCGTTCAATTTGTAGGTTAATTTTTCGCCAGTTTTTAGATTATGTTCCGGAATATAGATTGATTTTGTTGGAACGAAAACGTTGGTTAGACCGGCACCTGGAGTAGAGAATGCTATTGTGCTGCCTAGGCCAATACCAACAGACTCTGGGGGGTTAAAATAAAGTTCCCTGTTGTGGACAGAATTGTTAAAGTCTTGAATCTCCGCATTGACAAAGAATTTTCTTGGTACTTCGCTTATTGTGGCCCCAGTTGTATGATAAGTTCCGACAGTGCCACCATATGCCCGCTCAACAAAAAGTCTTGATGATAGTTTATCAATGTTTAAGACTTTTACTTTTTCATTGTCAATTTGTAAAATATCATTTTCGCTGATGTATGGAAAATCCAAGTTTCCGTAAAGGTTAATATATGTTACGATTCCAGTGATATCCGAGACGTTAACATCAGTGTTTAGTGTATACTTTTGACTTAAAACTGATGCCGTAAAAGATTTTTGTAGATTGAATTTATTGTGATTTAGATTTTTAATGGAGATGGTATCACCATTTGTAATATTGTGGGGTAGGGTACTAAATCCAATTACACCGTATGTTGAATTGGGAATAAATTCAACATTAAAAACTGTTGTTGAACCTACACTTATACCGCTGACACCCTTTCCCTTAACTGAAGAAACTTCCGCTGCTGCATTGATACCGCCCGAAATTTTGCTGTCAAAAATCAACTCATCTTTAACTTTATAACCATCCCCTCCCGCTGTTACCAAAACTTCTTCAACTGAGCCAGTTAAAGTGCTAGTTACTGTAGAGGTTTGGTCATATGTACTAAATGGGGACAGGAGATACTTATAGAAACTGCTTTCAGACTTGAGCATAAACGGTGTTGTATTTCTGAGCCATCCCGTTTTGTTTAAATCTAATGCATCTTGATTTGAATAATAATCAAAGTTGAAAGCAATGGGTTTAGATTTATAAGATTCACCAATAAGATAAGGAAATACCGGCCTAAAATAATTCCTAAACGGACCAGTGCTTTCAATTCCTTGATCCGAAACTGTGGCAAAATATGCATAAGTTCCATTGGGGAAATCTGGAGTAATGCAATATCTGCCATTGTGCTCATCTAAGTCTCCAGAATTAGTAAATTGATAATCCTCAACAAAAATACCAGCAGGATAAAGAGTAGCATTTGGTCTGCTTTCTTTGATTGTTAATTCATAACCACTCCGCAAGATTTTAACGGCTCCAGATGTTTTATATTCATAGCCATATGGACCATAAATTGGGTTTCCATCATATGCCCAACCGATAATCGGAGAATGTGAATCCGAAATAGTTTCCCTATTAAAAGAATCTAAGTTTAAGTCTGGACTATAAGTTAGGTTATTTGTTACATACTTAACACCTTGCAACATTTGGCGTAATTTTCTAGGAGCATACCCGTGAACATACTCTAAACCTAAATCTGAACGAGTTCCCCTTGTTATGAATCCATCATCAGCAGTAATTTGGTTAGTTTGTATTAAACGTTCATTCCAATTGATATTCCACGATTTTATATTAACTCTTAGTTCTGCATTTGAACCTGCAGCAATTACGGTTAGTGTTGTATTTTTTTGCTCATAGCCGTATCCCGGATTAATAATATTAACTCTTACCAACTCGCCATTAATAATAATTGGAGTTAATACTACACCATTGCCAGTACCGCTGATTATAATATCTGGAGAAGAATTATAGCCGGAACCGGAATTAATTATAAGAACTTCGGCAATTTTTCCATTTGATATAATTGCTTGTACTATGGCATCTTTTCCACTGTTAATATTGATGTTTGGTTGACGATTATAATTAATAATATCTTCTTGGCCATAATTCTGGCCACCATCTTCCATAAAAACTCTATTAATATTTCCCCGGAAAATTGGATCCAAATTTGCCATTAGTTGGCCGTCCCTCTATATAACTGCAATGATATTTCCCCTATTATATATCACACTAAAGAAAGATTTACGGTGAGGAAGCCCTTTTCGAGCATGAATGAACTTTCTGTTGGAGCGTAGTATGATTCACTACCAAGATCAATGAGCATACTGGGAACCGCACCCTGGAGGGTAGCAGCTGTGGTGTTCAACTTGAAGCCATCTATGAGAACGGTTACGTTTGCAGTTAAAACCGATACCGGGGAAAGTTCATCCCAAGTAGAAGCCACAACATAGTCGACATCTGCATCAAGCTCGGGGCCATCTTCAATATCAAACCAGCAGTAATATGGAGCTACGGTCGCGGCGGTGTCTGCAACGCAAGCGGCTGTCGCTAGAAAATCTTGCTGCCAAATGAGCACTGGATTCACTGAATCGGTAAAGTCCCAAATTCCTACCGAATGGTCCATTGTGGACGGCTGGTTAGACCTGGGTGTTGCAGTAGTGTCTGCTTGCGTTGGTTTATAAATTCCTAAACGAACAAGTTTACGATCAAAGTCCGTAGTGAAATGATAGCCTAGAACGTATGGGCCATAATCTGCCTTTGCTTCACTCCTGGTGATGCCACCACCGGAACCGGACCCACGCGACACACTTGGAGCTACTAAGAAACCAAATACCACACTTCCTAGAGGTTGCGGTTCTGGAGGTTGCGGCTCTGGTGTAGATGATGAACATAAATCTATAACCCCATCAATAGTAACTTTAATCGGTTCATAGTTAAAGAAATGCTTACCGGTGCCGGATGAGGTAAAATTGATATATTGCTGAGAATTTAAATAGAAGTCTTTACTTGTTAAAACTCCAACATTTGCTACTTGTGACAGCTTAAAGTTGTTTTCATCAACTTCAGTAGCATAATACGAAATATTAGTTTGTATGCCTACGATTGGCGTTTGGCTATAAGACTCATAGATAATGAGTTCCCCAGTTTTAAAACCGTGACCGGGAAAATTTATTGTGTCTGATAATATATTGATTCCAGAAGAATTGATGGAAAGTCTACGATTTGTGTATCCTTGTCCTGGATCTGTTACCCTAATTGAAGAAATTTTCATTTTAGGTTCATAAGATACTAATTGGTGTATGCCAAACCCTGTTATATCAAGACTTATTGCATTTAGATTGGAAACTGAGTCTTCATAGGTTTTATGTAACATAACTTTATTTGGGCTTACTCTTGAAACGTAATATTCTGCATCTGTTGTAATTCCTGATACATATGAACGTCCATTCGGCTTAAATAACACCTTCTCATAATTAAAAAAGTTGTGGCAGGCAGTAAATTCGATAATATTATTGGAAATATCTCTAGTGCTAAAGGGTGAAGAGTGATCAAAGAGGCCGACTACAGGTTCAGCCTTCGCCCCAGTGCCATTGCCGCCAGTTATCGTTATGGTTGGTTCGCCGATAACAATTAGATTTGGGTTTGTTATTCTAATCTCTTTAAGACTGCCAACAACTTCTGGGTTTACTTTTGCCCCGGAACCCTGTTCGTCAGTAATTGAAATTACTGGTGGATTAATAATATCATAGTCATCCCCCGGAGATACAACATCAGCAGATACTATTGGTCCATAGTAAACAGAATTTTGAGATTTATAGTTTAAAATCTCAACGCCATTTAAAAGAATACCGGTATTACCAACTGGAGTTGGTTCAACAACTTTTCTATTAGAAGGTTGTGCAATTTTTCTAATTAACTTCTGATGGGTTAAAGTTTTACCCGCAAAATCATTATACTCTAAGGTATTATTAGTTACAGTGCCCGAAACTGTTAAATAAATTCCGGCCTTAAGATTAGAGCGGCTCGTTGCTAACGAGAAATGATTATCATCTACTTTTCTAATATAATAAGTTCCTTTAGGTATGCCCAAATTATTAACGGATGGGTAGTCGTATAAAACAACATCTCCAGATAAAAATCCGTGATTTGGATAATTTAAAATTTTACCTGAAAATGTTCCAGACAATATGACTTTACGATTAGATACTTCTAAAGGTTGTTGAAAATAGAATGGTAAAGATGGAGATGCAACGAAAATGTTTTCGCTCGTATCTTCGTAAACATTCTGGACGTTGGCAGAGTAAATTTCTACATTTTTAAAATTATTTGATGAAACCTGTGAGATGTTCTTTTCAATATAACCAATTGTTGAAAGTGTTAATGCTCCTTGCCCTTGAATTGTAAAATTTGTAGAATTTACTTTTGAGTAAACATCTGTGGTTATTACTGCTCCATTGGTTAAAACGATATTTAACGAATCTCCGACATAAAAAATATTATCATCAAAAGTTTCAATTTGATATTTTGAAGTTACCGCGTCAATAAGAGTAATACTCTTAACCAAATAAGAAATTGGAATATTGAAAACCCAATTTTTTGAACGAACAGAAGTGCCAAGTTTACCTAAAGTTTTTGGCTTAATGGAATCCCCTACTATTAGATTATAAGCGTTATCAATTTCCTCAAAATCTCCAATAACACCAGTTACTCTAACCGCAACAATATTATTTTTATCTGAACCACTATAACCATAGGCAAAAGCATCAACTCTAACTGATTCCCCCGCTTCCAAACCCACTAGAATTCCGCTACAATCTAAAAATTGAGTTAAGGATTTTGATGCATACTGAATTAGAGAAGAATCATCTAAAACTAATGAGCCACTAGAGGGAAATCCTACAGTAGAATCTACACTAATGGCACTAGAACCCGCAACGACTTTTTTACTTATTCTTGTCTTTGGATGAATAGAAAATTCACCAAAAACGGAACCTGCAACGTCAATATCTTTATTGAAATCGTAATCAAGACTTATAATATAATAGTCGCTACCGTTGCGGAGTATTTTTTCAACTTTACTGATTGAGCCGCTTGCTTTGGGATATTGTTCTGTTTTATCTTGGAATAAAGTTCTATTTTCCAACAATAGTGGGTCACCAAAAATTGCCTCAACAACAAGATCCTTTGACACCCTATATTCTGCTGCAGACGGGGTAAATAGATAATCCCTTGGTTTGATTACCTCTACTTTTTCACCGTAAAGAGCCCCAAAAAGGATTTCAAAAGACTTGTCTGTTCCTTTTACGGAATAAAAGTCTTTTGATTTTTCTATGAATAACTTTTGGTTTACATTAGAATTAAATTCTCTTCCTTCAAATCCTGGAATATATTGCTTCTTGAGTTTATTTAAAAACTTATTAAGAAAAAGAATACTAAGATTCTCTACAATTGCACCATTTAGATGACTATCAGATTCACTTGTAGAAAATTCTAGTTGTGAATTGGAAATTCCACTAAATCCCCGGACACAATCAACAAAAGAAGTTCCAGTTTTTGAGGTATATGTAATGATCTCGGAATCAATCTTTAATAGGCCATATGAATCGGGAAAACCCTCTGTAGATTCAACGAAAATGTCAGTATCTGAAAATGAAATGTCCGCCGTAAGAGTAGTATTTTCTACAAGACGGGTTAGATTTTCAAGTTTGGAGTGATTAGAAAGATTAGAAATTAAATCAAAAGAAGCTCCGGGATATTCACCAGAAATATAATACTGCTTGATAAACTCCACCAAAAGTGGAGACTCTTGCCGCATAAATTCGGGGAATTGATTCTCAATGATAGAACTTATTTTGACTGACATATTTAACGCGTTATATCTTTATTGGAATAACTTGATGATGTAATGTATGTAGTGCCCGAAATGTCACCCCCAGAAGAAATATCATCTGGGACCATATTAATGATTGATTTACTTATATCCATTTGTAGATATAAATCTTGTAAACCAATAACATCATTAGAGGATGGACTGCCGGAAATTTCAATGAAATTTTGACTATCTTTAAATACAGTTGTTGATAGAATATTGATTGAACTGATTTTTATTTCACCTTTTGAATAATCAATTGTTCCAACATTACTACGAATTAGGATTGGCGATGCCGCCAGAGTAAATAAAACTAATGTTCCAGTATAACTATCAGTTGGGATATCTGCTAAGTAAACGGTATCAGCTACACCACTTACTTTAAACCCGGAAGACTTGATATTATAACCTTTTGAATCTTTAATGTGAAATGCATTGCCAAAGCAAATTTCATAATTTGCAAAGGTGTTTATAAGAGCCCTCAGATCACGACGAATCTGGATATTTGTTATGTTTGATGTTATAGATGCCTGGCTATCATCAATTAGTTTCTGAAATTTACTATACTTAAATCTGGCTCCATAGCGATTCAATTCGTGAGAATCTGCATAAGCCTGAATATTATCTGAAACTGTGCTCTTGACTTGCTCAACCGAAGATGTAAGATTTGGATTATAATAAACGTTTGTAATATATTCAATGAACAGATATTTTAAGTCAATGATTTCTGGCACAATTCCTGACACCGCATAGCGCCGCAGTTTGCTTTTTAGATTATCTTTGATACTATTTGGAACGAAGTTACCATAGAACGGTTTAATAGTAATGAATACTTTTCCATATTGTGGTGGTGTTAAGGTCTCGCCTCCATATGCTGAAACACTTTCTGCTTCTGGATATATTCTAGGAATAACCGCTTCATAGTCTTCTGGAGTCACACATCTACCTTGAGCGGAATAGTTTTTGGGCGCCAGGGCTTTAATTGAACTGATACTTTCTATTTCCTTACCACCACCGGAAGAGATATTGGTCGTTAGTAGAGAAATTCCAGAAGTAACTGCATTATTGTTATTATCTACAATTCTACCAATAAATGAGAATGATGAAACGCCGTTTGCTTCTTTTTGGTTTGTTACAACATAGGATGCTTCAATAAAATTTTGATCTTGCAGTGATACTCCAAAGATTCCGTCACCAAAAATTAGTTCATATCTTTGGTCTTCAACTTCTTGAACAAAGAAAATTTTAGAGGTAGATGTAACGTTGAATAAATTATCAGCAAAGGTAAATTTATTGCTCCTAGATGAAATTCTGCTATCTCTTACTACAACTGTTATGGTTGAAGTATCAATATTTGGATTATCTAAAATGAATCTTTGCGGTGGTGCAGGGTTGATTCCCGCGACAGTAAAGTTATCAACAACAAATGAACCTTCAATAATCTCTACGCTTTCAAAATATGCAATATCATCGACAACTGGAACAGTAATATCACTAGATATTGAAAATGTATAAGATTCGTTGCCGAATGCCGAAGAAGAACAAACAAGTCCTTTCT